ATATTTTACGGAATGACAACCAATAAGAAAAATAGCCAACACCACAATAACCAAGCAAATAAAAATTCGATTAACTATTTTTTGACAATCGTTCATTTTTTGCCTCCGAAATATTCTGTCGCATGGCCTTCAGAAACCAGCATGCTGTTAAAGTTTTTCTTTTTCTTTTCGTCCCAAAGAACCCCTAGAATTCTACCGTATTTTCCTTTTTTATCAAGTTCGGTTTTAATAATTATTTTTTTGGAGGTGTTTTTTATTAATTCCTGAAGCCTAGCTTTCGCCGCAAGCCCCCTAACCTTTTCTTTCTTGTCTCTTGTTCGACTTTCTGGAGCGTCAATACCGTGAAGCCTGACCCTCTCCTTTCTGAAGGTGGAAAACCCACAATCAATTAAGACGTCCACCGTGTCACCGTCAACCACTCTTACGACTTCTGCACGATATTCATACATCATCTACCCCCAGTTTGTCGGCTAATTCTTCCAACGAAATAACTATATCGTTTATTAGATATTCGGTATCTTTTCTTAATTCTTCGTCCATATGGTTAAGATCCATCGCTAAGAGTTCTTCTATCATCTCGTGTATTTTATCATTATTCATGGTATAGGGCAAAACTTTTTACACAAAAAAAAAGAGAGTGACCGAAATCACTCTCTTAATTTAAGCTTTTGTAGCCACTGCCTGTCTGGGGTTAGGAAGCTTGAAACCTACCCGCTTATCGACGGCTGTGTGAGTTTATTGAGTCTGCCGCTATCTGAAGTTAGGAAACTCTAAACCTACTTCTCATTCTCAATAACGGTACGAGTTTATTGTAACTCCTTTTATCTGGGAGTAGGAAACTCTAAACCTATCCACTATTCGATAAAAGTGTTAATTTACTTTTTACTCTGAATCCTCTGAATTATCTCAAAAACTGTCAAACGCGGAATATCCTTGGTGGAATTCCAAGTGCTGGCTTCCTCGACTTTTTCAGAAATCATTTTCTTTTTTACCTGCTCGAATGTGATATTGTTCTCTTTCAATACGGAAAGAAGAAATGAATCTGGCGACACGGACTTTGCGGAACTTATGTTATTCACTAGTTGCTTTGTCTTGTTTGGGGCTATCTCATCCTTCGCTACGATGTTGATTCTTAGGAAGTTGCGCACTGCACGACAAAAGGCTCGGTTTTCAGCTATGGCAGCGAGATAAATCTGACCAAAACCATCTGTGTTGTTTAGACCTGCATCTGCCACGCCTTGAAACAAAATAGACTCATTCTTTTCTGTCTCGTAATTCCCTGTCCAAACTATTGAACATGAAGCACATACGTATTCTTGAGATGCCTCCACTACGTTATAAGTAACAGAATGAAACCCGCGGATATTAGCCAAATCCTTTAATCCAGCGAGGAGAACGATTAAGTCTTTATCCTGTAGTTTTGTTACGTCTGTCTCTGTGGTGCTGTCTCTATTCGGAACAATATATTTATTGTCGACCATCCTCCTCCAGTCGACCATTCCGTTTTCTTGGAACACATAATCCAACCCCTCAATGAGTCCGAACTCATTCCTCTTTATTACTTTAGGCGGCACGTTATTAGCCATACCTGAAGATTTTGCACGTTTTCTGGGCATAAGTCAACTATTTTTTTTCTACAAAGAAAAAGTGATCTTTTTCCTCCCAAAAATCTTCATGATCAATCACAGGCAAAAAAGGATGATCAAAAGACTCAATAGGAGGGAGGTTGTGAAGGATTGAGGCTCTACTAGCGAAAGCCCTGCCATTGTGAATTGTAAATTTGGTGGATTTGTAAAAAAGCCTTTTTTTACCTTTTATTTCTTCTATATCTTCTTTTTTTATTCTGGGCATCACACCTATTCGTTGACTAATATCCATGTAGTCTATTTTGTAAGAATTTACTGTTTCCTTATCTTTTTTGCTTAAAAGCCCTACATTAATCCCAATCTTAATGCATTCCCTTGCGAATTCTGGATTATGATCATCATCTAAGTAATATACCAGCTCTGCTATTCTTTCTTTATTTTGTTTTAAAAAATCAATAGGAATAGGCTTGTTGGTCACAACAGAACACGAACAAAAGCCCAATTGAGTTTTTAAGTTGTCTAGGTTATAATTATAATCCAATCTGCAAATCAAAGTATCGATACCAAGTTTCTTTATGTCTGCTACGGCATTAGACAACGAAGACTCTATTCTCTTTTTTCCGTAAAGACATCCTATCTTTAAGGTGTTAAATTCAGACACATAAAGCTTCCCTAGGTTCCATAGGATTTTTTCGACAATTTTTTCGGGACGTATTGAGTCTATCGATTTCGGAGCTTCGTCAGGAAGAAGAGAGGGCTTCTTTCTTTCTCCCTCTAGAACGGTAACTTTCGATTTATCACTCCAGTAGGGTTTAAATTGATCGTAATAAACATTAGAAAACAAAGCAACGATCTTTTTATCATAGTTGGAAGCTAATTGAAGCGATAGGTTATTAACGCAAATATGTAATTCACTATTTTTTATAACATAAGCTTTTTGATTATTATCTGTTTGACCTACCGCAATATAACAACCGGGAATCTGTTCTTCGCTTTTGTCTCCAAGTTGGACAATAGTAATGTCCATTTCTTTTAAGTGCGGAGAAAGCATTTCTAAAACGTTCTTCCAGTAACTATATTTGTTGGATCCCTCTTTGGAGGACGCATCTAATGTTATGTATTTTCCCTTAGTGGCCATGGGAAAGTACTTTTCATAAATAAAAGGCCGGTCTATTTTAAGGTTGTCTTGTAAAGCGTATGACTCTAAAACGTGCATAGGTATTTTTTGTCCACTATATCCTTCATGTTATGGATATAGTTTGAGTATCTCTGAGAGGTTAAATAAGGAGCAAAAGCCATCACAAAATGTTCCGGAGCTTCGTTAACTCCCTCTAAGCTTAATACGTTATCAAAGGAAGCTGAATAAGGAATAACCTTGTGTACGTATTCGTTAGCCCAAAGGAGAGAGAAGTTTTCGGGAGTCGTTGCTACATATAAATTATATTTTGGATATTTCTGTTTAACAGATTTAAACAAAGAAGTAGACATGAAAACATCTTTATCGCTACCGGGCATAATGAAAAGAATTCTTTTTCCATCGTCGTTTTTGTCGATTAAATCTTCCAACTTGACAGGAAAAACTGCTTCGTTATGTTCTTGCGCTACTTTCCTAAAATAATCTTCCACACTCTTTCTAGGAACATCATTTGTTAATTGTTGGCTCCAGTATTTGTATCCGTCGTCATGAATATCTATTTGCCTGTTCAGTATTTCTTTGTAAAGGGTCAAAACCCACTCCGAATTGTCTGGAATATTATTTACGAAAGCTTCAGGAAAATTTCTAGACTTAACCCCTTCTTCCTTTCCATCGAAATCAAAATCTGATTTGGGAGCCGCGTCTATGAAATCCTCCAGTATCTTACCAATCGTTTCGACAGAAAACCCATCAATAACCCATTGACGAGCCTGCTTTCCCATACTCTCCCTTTCCTCTGGGTTCATTTTATATACCTTAAGCAGGTTTTTATATATAGAATCTGGGTGGGTAGAAGCTTTAATAAACTCTGTGCCGTGTTCCCTGTATTCGTTCCAATCTAAAGCAATTGACCCTGAACCTTCTTCGCACTGCTCTTCTCCACAACTGTAACTAGTAACCAGAGTTACAAGCTCTGTAAGCTTTGCTTCCTGAATGGGTATTTCTTGTCCGCCACTTGTAAAGGGGTGACAATAAACATCCATTAAATTATAAATTTCGTTCAACTGATCTTCGTCTACCCCCGCACCAACACTCGTTGTATTCATCCCTTTCTCCTTCTTGCAGTGATCGCAAGTTTGCTCTTGTGCGGTAAAGGGCTTGATTGAATAATTAGAACAATGCTTACAAGCATAGGTGGTCAGTATGTCTTCTTTCGACACATTGTATTCGGCCGCTAATTTATGTATGTTCCACCCCTCCCCCCAATGAGTGTGAAGAAGAAGTTTTGAGTCCGGAACATCCTTCTGGAAAGCTTTAAACCCCTCTAATAAATTAGGAACTGATTTTCTTAATTGATTTCTAAATACAAAACCAACGATATAGCAAGATTCACTAATATTGTTTGCTTTCCTAAAATAAAGCCTCTCTTCCTTGGTTAACTTGTAAAAATTTTTAGTTTCCAAGCAGCCGTGAACTGTTTTTACATGCTTGTGACCTTTTTCGTTTAATACTTTTGTCGCGAAACTGCTCCATATCCAATAATTTTCTATCTTAGAGGCCTTTTCGATGGCAGAAGGTAATATAGGTAAAGAATCTAGTGTGGTCCAAATCAAAGAAGATATTTCTTTAAACCAAGGCTTATCAATAGCAAAATCCACTCCCCAGATATCCTGCACAGCGATGTAAACATCAGGCTTCTCTTCTTTAATTATCTTATCTATCAAATGAGCCCCATAACTTGCGGCCCTCGCTGTTCCGGGGTCTTTATTAAGCCTCTCTAGTTCGGCTCTGTCGTCAGGCAGGGTTCCAATAGACTTCCAAGGAGTCTTTTCTAAAACAGGGTTTGAATAGGCGTTTCCGCAACAATAATTAACTATTTCGTATTTGCCTGTCCTGTATAAATAAGATAATAAAGCCTTGGTATTTCTTCCGAAGCCTGTTTTAGCTAAGGCAGAATCAGATTGGTAAAAAACCTTCTTCACCCTTAAAATTCTCGTTCGTTTTGTTTGGCAGCGAGACTTTTGGCGATAGCTTCGTTGTTTTCTTTAATTAAAGCAACAGAATGCATCCCTAAAGCGGTCGATAAAAACTGTTTCAAAAACTTCGATTCCCCAAATGTAAAACCTATTGAGAAACTCTTTTTTTCTCCTTTGACAGGCATTTTCGTCAAAGTGAAAATAAAGCCGTCTTTCTTGTCGTCCTTCATTTTCGCCTTAAAGGAGAATGAGGTGTTTTCCTTGGCGGTTTTATGAAAACTAGAGAATTCCCTCCCTGTCTCTATGCAGTCTATAAAAGACCCAATCTCAGAAGCAGTATACTTGCAGGTCGACCTACTGTTCGTATCAAATTTACCTTTCGAGTTTTTAGTATCCCAACTCAACTGCTTGAGTAGTTGTACGTAAAAAGACTTGTCCCCTGTGTTGTATGAAAAGCTGCAACAACACCCTGTGTTCCATTGATTTGGTTTGTAGAAATGAATCATAAATCTAACCTTATTTTAGTAAAATTGAAAAGCTATGTCAAAACTTTCTCGTCGTTTCTAAGCTGTCCTAGCTTCATATATATTTTAGAATCCTCAACCGTGACCAAGTCCGCAAAAACGCAGTCACCTCTCTTTATCCCCTTTGTAATAACTATGCTTTTTTTCTGAGGCAAACCCTTGTTGAACTCTCTGCATTCATCTATAGCTCTCCTTCTCTTGTTGTTAAACATAAGAACAGTCATGATGGCAGTTTCGTCCCTTAGTATAAACCTTGCGTATTCGGTGCCTTTTTTGGATATAGAAACTCCGGGAGAATCCTCCACTGTCGAAACAAATAAAACCTGTTCATTATCGTCTTTTTCCTCGACTTCACTTATTTGTATCAAACGAGGTTGTTTTTCTGCGAAAATATCTTTCAGCGAGACCCCATACGTATAACCCAAAAGAGCATTTTCGTAATACCAGTTGGCGAAGGATTCGTTTTTTTTGTTTATTTCGTAAATTTTAAGATAAGGAACGTATTTTTTTCTTAAGGTTTCTATTCTGGTGTCCTTAATCAATCTTTTTCCTTCGTCATCAACTTTAGTTTTCATTTGGTTAATGATATCTACCAAATCGTCATTACCTTGCTCTGCAAAATTGAAAGCTATCGTTCTTTCTCTCGGAGTCAGAATTTTCCAAAGCTGACACTCCAGAACAACCTTGCTTCGGCTGTATTTGCTTTTCATATCTAAAGCTCCAGCCTGTATTAACGCTGATAAAATTCCCAAATGTATACCGGCTTCGGTTGAAGCTTGGAAAGCCTCAAACTTGTTTGAGTAAGCGCTTCTGAAGTTTACCAGTTTCTCAACCGACTTATCAGAAATACCCTTGATAGACAAAAGGCCAAACCTAATATCGTCGCCCTCTACGGAAAAATCCATTTCAGATTTCAACAGATGAGGGGGAAGCAGTTTGATATTGAAACGAGAAAGCTCCATACTTATTTTGGATATTTCAGTTATGGGATCAGGTTCAAACTTTGTCATTTGGAGAAGAGCTAGGAAAAACTCTTTCGGGTGTTTGAACTTTAAATATGCGGTGGTCGCAGCTAAAGCTGCATAAGCTATTGAATGAGATTTGTTGAAAGAATAATTTGCGGAATCTTCTAGTACTTTCCAGAGGACATCTCCAACATCAACGTTACCTTTATGACCTGTCCATTCATCTGACAATCTATTTTTCTTAACCTTTTCTTTAATCTTCTTTTTCCATTTTTTGACTTCCTTAACTTTCTTTTTGCCAACGATACGTCTCAATACTTCGGCTTCATCAAGCGTAAAGCCAATCTTGTTCGCCATCTGCATCAACTGTTCTTGATATAAAGCTACTCCGCCCGTGCTTTTTAGTATGTCATCAAACAGAGGATGTATCGGTTCATAAACGCCATTATTTGTATATTCTGCATACTGGTCGACAAACGCTAAAGCTCCCGGCCTGCCCAACGCGAGCACAGCACTCAACTCTTCCAAGTTTTTGGGTTTTACTTTTTGACATACCCTGAAATTTACATCCGCCTCAATTTGAAATATACCTTGGGGCCTTTTAAGGTCACGCAAATGCTGGTATATGAACTCAGCATTGTAATCTATTTCGTCTTCTTTTATTTTGGCAAGCTTGCAGGCTTGATTAACTACAGATACCGTCCTTAGCCCCAAAACATCCAGCTTAACATTAAACATAGAGGCCCAATTCATATCAAAACAAGAAACAATATCTTTATCGGAATCAAATTCGACAGGACAGGTATTGATCATCTTGTCGAAAGATAAAAGAATTCCGGAGGGGTGGACTCCTTTGTTTTTAATCAGCCCTCTTATTTTTAAGGCCGTCCCATAGGTTTTGGGATGCTTGTCGCACCAAGACTTAAATTCTTGTACTTCGTCGTACGCTTCTTGTATATCTTTAACTTGTCCGAAAAGTTTAGGTATCATTCCGGAGACCCTATTCATTTCTGTTTCAGAGTTGGATTCTACAATCTTACCGCACTCTTTCATAACCAATTTACCGCTAAGAGTGTTGAGTGTTCTTATTTTGGATGTTTTCCCTTTGAACTCTTCCTCTAGATATTTTAAAACTTCCCCTCTTCTGTAATAACAAACATCCATGTCAACATCACACATCAAGGAACCGTCTAGATAGGTTACTCCATCGACAACCTTTTTCTTGGCTCTGATTTTAGAAACGAACCTTTCGAAAAACAAATCGTATTTTACGGGATCTATTTTGGTGACCCCAAGCAAAAAAAGAACAAAGCTTCCGGCTGCGGAACCTCGGCCTAGCCCCAAGGGTATATTCCGCTCGTTGCAAAAATGTACAACTTTCCAGACAAGAAGAATGTAGTCTGTAAAACCCAAACTTTTAAGAATTTCCAGCTCATGAAAAATTCTCTTTTTATATTTCTCATATAAATCAGAATCGGTTTTTAAATTTAGTTTTTTGAAGCCTTTTTGGCAGAGGGCAATAAGAAAATCATAGGTATTTTTTATTTTTTCCGGGCTCTCTACTAATTTGAGATACCGATCTTCTATGTCAAATTTGGGAAGCCTGACTCCGTGAAGCTCTAATTCTAGCTTTTCAAACCTGTCGGGGAAGCTAATCTTCGCCTCTTTTTTTTCTAGGCCTTCCTCTTTTTTTCTTAGGGGCCTTCTTCTTAGCTGGGCGGGTCTTGTCGTTTTTTTCAATAATTTTTGTTTTTGTAAAATCATTTTTTAAGGGCTCTTCGTCGGCTTCATTGATTAAAGAACTTATCTTTTCGAGTAAAGTGTTTGCGGTGTCGGTAGACTCATCAGAAATTCTATAAAATAGATCAGCTTTGTCTTGGGTTTTTCCTTTTCTAATGGAAACGATTATGTAATCAATGTCTTCTTCGCTAAGTTTCTCAATGATATCATACAAAAAATCCATACTTGGCATAACGCGCTATTATACCATTATCTTCTATCCATATCTAATTTTATTTTTCGCCAGACTTTAAAGTTTAAATTTAAATCTTCTAACGCGTCATGGAGCTTGGAGGAATCGTGGTGAATATTGTAGTATTTGCCCAAAGCACCAAGGGAAGTTTTCAGCCCTTTTTTCCTGAGGGAAATCATCTTGTACTGATATTCTAAAAAGGAATTTTCCTGAGGTTTAAACGGCATCTCTATCTTTAACCCTCTCGCCAAGGCCATTGTGTCTACTGCTTTTTTAAAAAAATGATTATAAGGCTTATCGTACATTTTGCACCAACCTCTCATTAAGTATAAATCAAATCCTAAAATATTATGACCGACAATATAATCCGAACCATCCAACCAGTCGTAAACAGTCTGAAAGATTTCTTTTTCTGGTCGAGCTTTTTTGTCAAAAACAAATTGATTATAACCGGTGATTCTGGCGGCTTCTTTCGAAATTTTTAAATCACTGTCCCAACTAAGCATTTCGTCAAAAGAGTCTTTAATTGTGCCATCTTTAACTTTCAGCATTCCAACCTGCCAAGGCCTGTTGCTAAAAAAATTCAAATTAACATTAAAGGTCTCGAAGTCTATGAAGACTAATTTCGACTGATTATCCATTCACTGCTTCTTTCCAGCTCTCAAAGCAAAATTCATCCGAACACATATGGTCAAAATTTGGAGACTCTAAAGTTTTCCTTTGGCCTCTCGACCCAAAACCCCCGATACATTTAAAAGTTAAAAAATGGGGAAAATCAGATCTGTTTTTATAATAGATACTTTTAGTTCTCACTATTTCGAATTTGTCCCCAGCAGCTTCTCGAATAGCTTTTTCTAAAATAGAATCAAAAGGCACATCATTGTCCTCTAGAAAAAAAACAGGTTTTATCACAGAGAAATTAGGTACGAAATTACCCAAAGTTAAACGGTTAGTGTGAATGAAAGAATCGTAAAAAGGCACGCAAAACTCAAGATCTTCCTCGCTCCAATACTCGTGAAGTAAGTCAAAGTCAACTCTGGGAACGTGGTAAAATCCATCTGTAGACGCTTTAGAGTATATTTTTATTAATTTTTCGTAACCCACTTTGTTCTTACAGAATATAACACATTTGCATTCGTTTTTAATTTGATCAGCGTTTTTTGTTTCTATGTTTTCAGATAAAACCATCCTTAAGCCAAAAAACATACTCAATCCAGCCTCCGTGGCGTTTTTGTAGCCTTGTAAAAAACCCGCCATACCATCGTCTACTAAATAAAACTTTTTTAAATTACCCTCTAGACAGATATCTATGATCGAGTCAGGACCACCATCCACTGACGTCCCGGCTTCCTCAAGAGTCAAGATAGATCTCCCTATACTGTAATGAGATTTAAAAACAGGTAAAACCTCGTCCATAAAAAAGATTATTCAGAGTTTTGGGGTAATGTCAAGTAAAAAGATCTAAAATACCAAGACCGCTAGGTTTCCCTTTGTGTCTGGGGCATCCGTCGTAAGTTCTTTTCTCAATTGTGTTATTTTTTCCGAGAGATCTTTCTACTTCTTCTTTTTTGAGGCATGATCTAACTTCAGTTCCGCTCGAGTCTAGCTCTACATAAAAGTCATATTTGTCCAGATAGGGACACCTCCATTTTCCGATCTTACATAACCAAGCGTTCTTTTTTGAATCGGCGGCATAATTTGAACGAGCTTCTTCTTCGGTAAAGTTGTTTATTCGGGAAAACGCAAAAGCTAAATACTGCTCAAAGCCCTTTAATTGATCTTCTGTAAATTCAAGCTGCTGGACGGGGCTTCTGGGAAATCTTAAAAACAGAAACTCCGCAATGGGTTTAAGTTTCGGCCAGTGTTTTTTCGCCGCCAAAGTGTAAGTCATTGCTTGAACATTGGAGGTACGTTCTTCTCCGCGAAGTTTATATTTGCTACTTTTATAATCTACAATTTTTATTTTTTTACCACGCTTATAAACTATAGGTTTATCGATGAAACCTCGAATTTTGTATTTTGGATCATCGCTTTCCAACAAGAATTCGAATTCGGGATCGGCAACTTTACCTCCCCAGCCAAAAAAGTCATATTTTAACCCAACCATAATCATATCTCGTATCAGGTTGACATTCTCTTCGTTTGTCATCGGAAGGTCCGAACTCGCTTCCATCCTTCTCAAGTGTTTCGTTATCAACCTGACTACCGCAGGGCTACCGTCTATTGAGCCATGTTTTGAAATTTTATCAAAATGTTTCTTGTGCTTCTTTTTTATTAACATCTCGAATACCAAATGACAGACTGTACCCCTAGACGCCCCCTCGTTTTGCTTCTGAGGCAGCTTTAAGTGGTAATTGCACCAATATGTCCAAGAACAAGTTTCAAGCGTCTTAAGCCTAGACGCGGACAATAATTTTTCTTTTATGGGTTTTTCCATTCTAAAATTTCCTTTTTACTCATGCACCCGAAATCGTTCTTGCTGGGAAGTTTTATTTCCAGCATATCTTCATCAAAAAACTTGACTAACTTTTTGTAAGCTTCCCGAGCGGCCTTGTTGCCAGCCTTGTTGCTGTCATTATTGAACGCTATGTAAATTTTATTTGGGTTTAGTTTTAAAAGTAAAGCTATCATATGGGAATTCAGGGAAATGCCGAAAGTAACTACAGAGTTCCTTACTCCAGCTTCCCAAAGGGAAAGCATATCTCCGACACTTTCTATTAAGATTATTTCCTTGGATTTCATTAGCAAATTTTTGTTTCGTTTTAAGGGATAACTCCATTGGCTCGTATTTCCTAGGTGTTTCCATTTTATTTTAGATATTCCGCTCGTATCCCTTCCCGTAATGCCTATTAAATTATTCCTTCCGTCAAAGATGGGGAAAATAAAACGGTTCTTCATTTTCCCTTCTTTCATAACTCCCCCTTCAAAAAGATGAAGGGTCTTTTTGCTGACGCCCCTGTCAATCCAATAGGAATAGTCCTTAATTGAATCATCTAAAATTTTAGGGTCGAACCTCCTTAATCTTTCCAAGCGAGAAACTCTCTCGATTTTTGGTCTTTGAAATTTATATTTGTCAGCAAGGTATTCTTTGGCTTTTTCGATACTGTCTAGCCCCATGGTAAGCCTGACTAACTCCTCTAAGCTTCCGGCTATGTTTTCTTTAAAGTCTTTCCAGTTTCCGGAATCTTTATAAATTCTGAGAACAGAATTATTGTCTCCGTCCCTGTACAAAGCGCGAGTTCTATATTCTTTTCCATTGTCAGTTAGCGTATAACCAATGTCTGTTAAGATGTCTCTTACGTCTGACATTATATTGTCGTAGACCCATCCCCCATTACTCTCGCTTCCTCTATGTCGAATCTTTGAGTCGCTGCTTCAACTACGTCTCTTAGGGAGCCCCTGTCTTCGACTAGGAAATTATTTACTTCAAAGTTTAGATAGTTATATTCTAATCTTTCGCTATGGATTTCTCTTCCCTCGGCCTCTTCTATAATTGGTCTTCTTATTATGTCTTGATGTCCGGCAGCGTCTTTCCCTTGGAACCTCGTTTTAAGTGGGATTAGTTTGTGGCTACCGAATTGACGCCCGTCCATAGCTATTTCGTCAATAGTTTTCCTTCTGAAAATCGATACAAAACTAGCAAACCATTGCAACCTGTCAGACAAGGCAATGGCAGAGCTGTCGTCAACTAAACCAGCGCTTCTTCTGTTTTGACTTTCTCCAGACCTGTTCATTTGCATCGCCGTAATTATGGGTACGTTTAATTCTTCCGAAATCCTTTTCAGCTTGTCAATTTTTTCCCCAATCGCCTGATGTTCAGCCCAATTTCTGTCTACTTTCTCTCCGGTTAGCTTTATGTAATCGTACGCTATAATGCATTTGTTTCCGCGACCCACTTCCTGCATGTGCCAGCGACGAATTATTGAACAAATTTCGTCTATGTTTTTGTTTCTAACGTGATAATGGAAATATCTGTGTTTTTTTAGATTGGAAAAATAATTTCTAACTTTATCGAACATATCTTGGTTGTTTCTCCATTTGCCTGTTTCTACATACCAAAGAGGTACGCCTGTTTGGGCAGCGGCCATACGAAACTGTATTTCTTCAGTCGACATTTCCGTATCCAAGACTAAAACGGGAACTTTATTTAGAATTCCAGTACCCAAGCAGATGTCGTTTATAAAAGTAGTTTTGCCTTGAGCTGGCCTAGAGCAAATAGCGTATATATTTGCGTCCCTTAGTCCCCCAAATAAGCGATTGAATTCTGGATAAGGCGTAATGAGTCCGCTTTCATCCATTTGGTTTTCGCCCCTTTCTTCGACCATTGATTCTAGTTTGTCGAAAACGTTTTCGGGAGCCGCCTCAAGTTCGTAAGAAAGAATCTTATTTGAGTAAATTGAATCAGCTTTTGAAACTATCTCCTCCACTTTGTCTCCCCCAGAAGACTTTATGTAGCTTTGAATATCATTTGCAGTTTCGAATATTTCTCTTCTTATTCTGTATTTTATTAATTCCTTAGCTAAACCAACTATGGCGTCTTTTTGGACGGGTATAAAAGATATGGCGTCAATATATTCAAATATATTAACTTCGTCTTTGGCGGTTACGCCTAAATTAGAAAGCTTGTCGGAAACAAGCACCTTATCAACTCTTTCGCCGGAGATTATAGATAACCTTATAACCGAATAAATAACCTGATGAACTTCGTTATAGAAGTCCTCTACGGTTAAATAGGTGTCTATATCTGGGAGAGCGTCTGGGTGCTTCAGCAGTCCAGCAAGGACATGCTTTTCCACCTTAACTGAATAAAGCGACATTAATTTTATTTGTAAATTCTATCTACTTTAAAGAAATAATCAAAAAGGTTTTCTGGGGACTTCAATCCACCGATAGCTGTATAAACCGCAAGCCCCTCTTTTGCTCCTGCGTATATTCCCCTGTGCACTGTAGAATTACTACCCATCATTCTACTTAGCTGCTCGAATCCGTATTCCAAGCTGGCTTGAGGAATATTATCGAGAGAATTTTTATCCCCTATAAGAATGCAGGCGGCAATGTGTCCAGTCGACACATCAATACCCGCTAGAATATTTTTGCGCAAATTATCCCTAATTGCATAAGAAATTCCCGTATCCGAAGAGTCTTTAATCGGAGTTGCTCCGAAAGTTATTATCCCGGAAGAAAATATGGTTTCGAGATCGGCCTTATCAAAAGTCGTATAAGCGGATTCTTTAGCTGATATTTTATTAAATAAATGAAAAATAGAGCAAACACTATTATTGGCGGTACTCCAGAATTGATTAACGGAAAGCTTCGGATATAATTGTTTTATTTTTTCGTTGTCTAATATTATCAAGGGAGAAACAACACCGGCTTTCGTCAGATCTAAAACTTTACTTATGACCTTTTTTGCATTTTCTTGTACTTTAATACCTTCTCCCCTCGTTGGAAGAGCTATAACGCAGCCCACTTTAGCGTCCGTGTCTTTCTTCTCTTTCCCGAGAGATTGATTGAGGTCGTGACAAATCTCTAAAACTTTCACCGCTCCTCCCCCACCTGTACCGCCACCCGCGCCCGCACAAACCAAAACTCTTTCGTAAGCCGTACCGAAAACTTTTTTGAGAAAATCAAGAACGTCTTCGTATCTGGTTCTAAAAACTTCGTCGGCAGCTTCTGGGTTTTTCCCCGCTCCGCCTTCCCCTATTAAAAGTTTGTTTTTTTCGGGTATTTTAATTAGAGACAAGTCTTGTTTTGCGGTATTGATTATACCGACTCTCCTATATCCCAAATTCCAAAAAGTCTCAGCTATGCGAGACCCGCCCTGACCGACACCGACTACCGCGAAATTAAAAGCTGCATCATCAAATTCATCCTTAACTGAATCTTCAATTGCTTCATTATCTGGAAGCGGGATGTCGGGAAGATCAATACCTAAATCCTCTATTTCCAATGGTTTAGTTGCTGGTTCACCTGCGGCTAATTGTGGGGGAGCATCAAATCCCGGAAGGTTAGTAGATTTCTCTTCCTCGGGGTTTTGGGGGTAATAATCCGATATATTTGTCTCAGACATCTTCGTAATCTTCGTAATCTCCGTAATCTCCGTTGTTGTCTTCGTTCTTGGGTTTCGGGCTCAAGGTTTTACTAATGTTTTGTAGAAAATTCTCTCGAGATATTTCCTCCATAGCGTCAGTCCAAGTTTTAACAAAATACTGTAAGGACATTGCGTTTAAATCGTCTCCAATTTGAAGGTGTACTTGAGGTTTTGCGTTTTGATCGAAACTAAACAAGATATATCCACCGTAAGACATTTCACTGATTTGGTCCAGCAGTGGTTGAGGCATAGTTGAGTAATTAATTCCCGGATCCATTATGTTTCATATTATTACACTATTTTCAAATTAAAACATTAAAAGTTTGTAAAATGTACTCTCTGCTAAGGTTTTCTATATCTTCTTTTTTTATCTCTAAAACTTCGAAGGAGTTCATTTTGAGCCATGCGTATTTCTCGTAGTCCCTTTTGATCGATTGAAGATATTTAAGTCTAGAGTTGTTGTGAAAAAATTTATTAAAACTATCATGTTGGTCTCCTTGGACTTCTACAGCTATTTTTTTTGTTGCATTAACAATATCTACCTTCATCCTTGTTCCAAACACTGGAAACTCTTCGTAGCAAATGTTCTTTTCCCAGTAGGGATAAAAAAACTTTTTAACAGCAAATTGCATTTTTGATCTAGATTTTGCATTCCAGTTTATTTTGTATTTGTTTACGTTTTTGTTTGCAAGTTTTCCGTTTATGTTGAAAAGCCTCATGAAGCCGTCTTTAAGGTGTCTCTAAGTTTTTTAAAAAGATAATCTCTCAGTTTTACGTTTTCTTCTAGCATTTTTCGGAAAGCGTCTTCGCCTTGAATTTTTTCAGGCACTTCAATTTTCTTTCCTTTCAACTCTTTAACTAGGGATTCCTCAAATATTAGCCATGCTCCAGTAGCTTTAACCAAGTTAAAAGCTAAAAGTACGTGAAGGATTTCGTATTCGACCCAAATACTTTTCCCGCCAGTCCTTCCGTATCTTATTGGATACTCAACTTCCAAACCCGTTCTTTCATTTGCGGATTTACGAAAAATAACACGACACCAATGACCTTCTGCAAGTTTTGATTTTACAGATTTATCGCGAATCATGTCTTTAGCCCATCTAGGCTGAAATTCAAGAATCCAGTCAGAATAATGAAGTAAAGCATTGCCTCCGGAAGCATTCGTAAGCTTCGGGTCTCCTTTATCGTAAGGATTAATAGAAACCTTGCTTCTAACTTGAGAAACTAAAAAGGCTACATGCCCCTTTGAGGAAAGAGGAAGAGCCATCGTCTTTAAAAAATTTGAAGAAAGTACAGATCCCCCTGCAACTTTAACTGACTCTTCAAAAGATTTGCTCATATCGTTCTTGGGAACAAGGGCGTCCATAGAGTCAATAATAAAAAAATATTTTCTCTCTGTGGGGTTATTGTGAATCAATTCTTTTATTAACTCAAGAACGCTTTCGAAAATATTACATTTATAAACAAACCACTTATCTTCTGAGGTATTAATGCCGGAACGTTCAACCATTTCGGTGGAGAGCCTTCCTTCTGACTTAATGTAAACCGCCATAGAGTTATCCACGGTAGATTGGAAGTTTTTAGCGAAAGAAAGAGCGCAAGAAGTTTTTCCTCCTTCGGCTACGCCGGAAGCCCTAATAATTGAAGGCCGAATCCCTCCTGACATCGCCAAGTCAAGTAGCAAGCTCCCACTGGACACGACATAGTTTACTTCTTTCTCGAAATTAAGATGCTCACTTTGATGCTCCTTGAGGTAAGCGGAAATTTGCTCTAAGGGAGAAATGGTTGAATCAGCCTTCTTTTTTGTCATCTTTTAGGAAATTCCATAAATTTTGTTTTTTAGCTATCTTCTTTGTCTCACCTATTTTAGCACTGGAAAGACTATACGAAAGTTTTGGTGGTAAGTCAAGTTTATATTTCAAATGCTCTTTTCTTAAATAATCAAGACCGTCTTTTGTCAAGAACCACAATAAGCTTTCCATTGGGAAAGGGAGAGGCATTCTAAACCAGAATTTTTTATTAGGATACTTATTAAAAAGTTTTTTAGTGGTGCCCAACTCTCGCATTCGGGAGTTTTTCTCTTTCCATATTGCATCTGGATTCTTTAAAAACTTTTCCATTATGAATTGATTAATGGTCGGTTTTTTCTTGTTCCTCCGCATAGGGGTATTCTCTTGTAGCACGTTTCTTTCGTTTAGTCAAGGTTTTTCTTGCATTCCACGCAAACCAAGATTAATTTACCGTTTTCATAAACGAAAATCAAGTCTATTTCGTCGAAGTCTTTTCTGCATTTTGAACATTCGGACATTTGTTGGTATCTATCCAGTTAATTACATCATAATTGTTCTTTTTGAGGTTTTTCAATTATTTGTTTTAAAGAAATCTATGTCTACGTATAAGAGCATTAGGGTTTAGTATTTTTGAAAATTCTATCGGAGAAGTCTCTTGAGGGGAAAATTTCGTTTTTTAGGAATTTGAAAGTAAGATGTCATTTTCCACCATCCGTTTTACAAGTTGACCGAAAGAAATCTCCGGCCTCCACCCAAGTTCTTCGCGAATAGGATTGGAGTCCCCATAAAGTAAGCTAACCTCAGCGGGACGATAAAACTTTTTGTTTATTTCGGCCAAGACAGCAGCGTTTCCGTCGTGAAATTTAAATTTTTCATCCATCCCTTCCCCGGCCCAAAAACCAGATACCCCTGCATGTTCGAAAGCTAGCGAAACAAACTCCTTGACAGAGTGAGTCTCGTTGCTCGAAAGAACATACTCTTTAGGCTTCTCTTGGTTAAGCATTAACCATACGCCCCTCACAAAATCTTCCGAATCCGACCAGTCTCGTTTGGAGTTTACGTTACCTAATTGCAAGGGCTCAAGCCCCTCTCCTTCGTCAAGAGATTTTTTAATTCTTGCTACAGCTTTGGTAATTTTTCTAGTAACAAACTCTTCGCCTCTCTTTAATCCCTCGTGATTGAAGAGTATGCTGTGTATTGCAAACATATTATAAGATTCCCTATATACTTTCACAAGATGCCTAGCAGCCGCCTTGGAGGCTCCGTATGGGCTTCTGGCTTTAATGGGATGCTTAATGTCTTGCGGACTATAATCAACATCACCAAACTCTTCAGATGATCCAGCACTATAAAACCTACAGTCAGGCTTGAATTTTCTTAAGGATTCCAAGCATCTAATAACACCGAGGGTATTAACATCAAAAACCTGTAGCGGCATGTCCCAGCTACAGCCAACGAAAGAGTTCGCACCAAAATTAACAAAATAATCTGGTTGAATTTCTTTTACCAACTTGTCGAGAGAAATCTCATCCGTTAAGTCTCCGTAAACCAAATTAAAATAAGGATCATTTTCGAATGCTTTTATGTTGGATTTGTTTACATTAGATGTCCTGCGCATCATACCGTAAACCTCTAGTCCTTCGGGATAAAGGACAACATTATCAAGTAAATACTCTGCCATGTTAGCCCCGTCTTGTCCCAAAATTCCTGTTATTAATACTTTTTTCATC